TCCTTAATACTTTCCTGACGCAACGCATAGTTAAGATTCTGCCTTGCTTGCTCAAATCTAACGGCTAGTCCAGGATCAGCTAATTCTTCCAGCTTTCCTATGCCCCAACGTTGTTCTGCATCTCTGGCTATCTTATCGACTGCATTGACTGCTGCTTGAATTACAGAGTACTTTTCTGACTCTTCATACATCTTAGGTGTATCGTGAGCCATGTATTTGACTTCAGTATATTTAGGCTTTTCTTTTACCTTTGACCACTTCCCACTATAAGCCATAGCAACCTCCGATAAGGTTTACTGTTAGCAACAGCCATCGCCAAGATGGTGTTGCGAAAGTAACACCTAGGGGGTATGGGGGGTTTACTTTCGCATTACTTTCGCACATTTTCGCATTACTTTCGCAAAAAACGGCCTTTTCTGAATGCTTACTTTCGCAAAATATAACCATATTAAGCCTCACTTTCGCATTTTTATGCTAAATATGCCTTTACTTTCGCTTTTTGCATTTTGCGAAAGTAACATATTTTGCACCTGATCATTGATTTGATTTAGCAGTATTGCTCGCCTTTCAGCATCTTTTTCTAAATCTCTTAAAGTCTGCAATATAAATTCTTGCGTAAGAAGTATTTTTGTTAACTCTTTTTTATTTCCAATCATTGTCGCTCCTTAGTCTGGTTGTTTCACGACACGCAAACCTTTTAGGTTTTTATGTCCGTCTATTGTAGCTACTTCGAGGTAGCCTTGATCTAGCCAAGCATTCATATAGTTTTTAGCTGAACGGCTTGGCATTCCGTAATCTGACTTTATCCACGCCAGAAATGATCTTTGAGTATTGTTTCCCACGGCGAATGGTTGTTCATTATTCCATCGCTTTTCTATTTCGGTAAATATAGCCGTGGTTTGTCCACGATCCAGCTTTGCCGAGGCCTCTAAGATAGCGTCGACTTCTCCTGATCTATCGATCAGCAAGCCTCCCTCTTCTCTTACAAACGTATGAGTAGACATATCGGCTTGATCATTGACCTTAACTATTCCTCCACAAACACAAGTTCCCTGACCAGCATCGAATCCCATCTTTTGAGCCACGACTATTTCATCGGCTTCAGGCATATTCCACAATCCATAGACCCATCTAGCGCCGTCTACGAGTGCCGTTGTGCCACGAATAGCTTCTCTTGCTTGCATTGACTTCTTAATGGCAAACGTTCCGTCCTTACGCATATGATGGGCAACGAGTACATTGCCATTAATTGACACGCATAATTCTGACATCAATGACCACCAATATTGCGCTGCTGCTGGATCGGTATTTATATCAGCATGGGCAAACGCTTGAAGTGGATCGATGACAACTAAAGCCACTTCTCCAAAGTCTAATAGCTGTTTTTTTATATTCTGATAGAAAGCCGTGAATGAATATTGTCCTTGGTGCTGGCCTATAAAAGCGTTCGTTCCTCCAGCATCAGGCATAGGCACGATAAACAAATTATTTTCTGCACGATCTCTTAACGTTGGATTAGATATAGCATCGATACGTCTATGAATTGACGACGCTGAATCTTCTGCACCAAAGAAAACGACTTTGCCATTGTGGATAATATTGCCACCAAACGCCGTTTCGGTATGCATAGTCTGATCGCCACCAGCAACTTTAAGGCATAGGTCTAACAATATATATGATTTTCCGAGGCCACCGATTGCTGCAATGAGTCCAGGAACACGCCTTGGCAATATATTATCGACAAGCCATTCCTGATCAGGTGCTTTACCAGCGTATCGATGCATACCCCAATCGGTAATAAGCAGAGGAGGAGAGGCTTCAGGAGCGACCAATCCACCCTCCTCCTCCGACACTTGGTTTATAGGATTAGACAGTTTTGCCAAGTGTTTTTCTGATCCAGCTTCAACATTGTGCAAGATTCTTAACTCATTCTTGCTTGCTCTTTTAAGTTGATACCATGATCTTTGTTTAAATAAATCGAGGCCACGCTTATCATTAGATAAATTTTCGCCTCTTGCTTTAACTTTTCTTTCATATATCGGCCAGCATTCTTCAATAAGCTGATCGACTGTAGGTAAAATTCCTTTTTGACCCCACCACGATCTGATCGTGCCGAGAATCAATTTAACCATATATCCCTCACGGCCATCGATATGCTCACCCCACATATTCTGCTCGCCGTTTTGAATGTTTTCTTGTGTGTATTGAGGTGTATCTAAAAGGTTAACCAGCCATTCAGGACTTTGTTCCATATCCGAATTATGAGCAACTTTATATTGATTGCCTGATTTGTGATTGCTGGGAGCGACAACAATAAATCCTCCCTCGCCTCTAGTATCAATTCCTGATCCAAGAGTGTTCTTTCCAGTAATAATAGCTTTGTCATCAGGTGCTTTAAATAGGTAGTGTCGTCCACCACCTCCAGTAAGCTGCTCTAATGTTTCAGGCAAATCATCGTTTGCCATACATAAATCCATTAAGCTATCGTTACCAAGCTTACCATCTGAGGTATCTATATCCACGGCAAACACATTGCCTGATACTTTGCCAGTAACAACGCCTATATTATAATCTTTATATCGTCCATTGAACCACATTTCCAAGGTATACTCATCGGCGCATTTCTCCTGAAATACTGCCCAGCTTTTAGGTGCTGGGTGTTTTCCAGGAGATGCACAGTTATGACCTTGTGAACATGAACAACTGCCATCAGGTTTGACATAGTGAACTGGAACAACGCTAAAACCTAGTTTGCTCCACCACTTTGCCCAATCTAATTTCGTTGTTAAATTGTCATCAGATTTCATCACTACCAAACACATTCTCTGATTCTGGTTGAGATGTAGCTGGTGTAGGTTCATCTTTAGGTTGAATCGGTTGACCAAGTGTTTCTTGGCCATCTAATTCAGCTGGTCTATCTACCCACTTAACAATTTCAAAGTTAGGTATTTTGGTACTACCTTTACCTATTCTTGTAGGTGTACTCTTTGTGATTTTGATAGCTGGTACTTGGCCTTTACCAAAATCTTTTTCGCAAGCGTCATAAACAGCTTTAACAAAACTGAATATTCCGACACCATTTGCTGACAATTCTCTTACTGGCTCGTCATCAAATAGTTTGCTTGAGTAAAACTTAACGTTAAAACCTTGCTTGTACTCATCGCTTGGCTTTAATGTTGATGCAAGCTTTACATCATTGTCTGGCCAGATAATCCAATCACGCCCACCAGCTAATTTTAGCCAGCCTAATTGTATCTTCTCAATATCAATAACAACTGGACTATCCCATGTTATATCAACTAGATCGCCTGATTGACTTGATCTTGACCATTGGTCGAGTTCGGCAGAGAAACGTATAAACGCTGCTCCTCCACCTGAGTTTAAAGTTTCTAATGGCATTTCAATCTCCTTATTTTCGCCTTTTTAGCGTTCCTAAATCTGGTGGAACGAACCAGCCATCTCGGAGTAGATGGGGATATTGCGCTTTCAACCATCGTTGAACACGCAATTTGGTGTAGCTGGGATCGAACCCAGCCAAAATACATACATCATCAAAGTCTTGACTATCGTTAACAAGCCAGTTGATTGCTCGTTTTGCGTTGTTACGAATTTCTGATCTTTTGTTAAACAAACCCTCGGCATCTTTGAATTGCTGAATAAGGACGCTGAACCATAAACGTTCCCACGGACTCTTTTCAGACTCAAAGTTTTCAATTTCAAAGTAATCATTCGTACAAGCATCATTCTCTGTTTCATCTTCTTTTTCATGGATTTCTATATTATGGAAAGTGTTCTTCGAGGACATCACTTGCACCATTCCAATAAAAGCTATCAGGGTTGTGTGGCACTCTTTTCAACATAGATTTCAAGTCATCATAATCTGATAGAAAAGCTTCCATTTGCGTAACTGTTCTTTTAAATGACTTGATGTAAAAAGTTGGGTCTTCTAACTCCAGCCATACAAAAGGGTCTTTTTGCCTTGTTAATACATATAAAAAATAGACTTTTACTGGCTTGCCAGTTTCTGCCTCCATAGCCTTTTTGTATAATGAGGCTTGTATGGCGTGAGATAACGTCCATTTGCTTGGCGCTTTTGCCGTTGTTTTTAAATCCACAATGATATTTTCTTCAGGAAACCAATAATCTAAAAAACCAATACAAGGTATCGTTCCATTATCGCCCTCGGCAAATCTAACTGGAATATTAATCTTATGCTGCTCTCCCAAAGTTGGTTGCTTGGGAACGCCAATTGTTCGCAATTGCTGAATAGCTGTTTGTACCATTCGAGAAATAATAGGTTCTCTTTTTAGGTATTCATCAGCGTAGTTAGGCATCAAGCTTGTATGTTTTGCAAAATAATCTAACGCCTCCTTAATACAGAAGTCGATTTCTTTACCTGAATAAACGCCATAATCCACACCAAATTCGACGGCTTTACCTTGCCACATAGGATAATTTGTAGGAAACTTCGCTCCACCAATTTTATCGACAATCCATACGTCAAAAGCTTCTCTAGCCTTGTTGACTGAACTAGCTGATAGGTGGCCTATATCAAATTTTTCAAAACCATTTCTATTTTTGTTGATCGTTTCTTTCAACATTTTCTCCATAAGTTAAGCCATAGTAGGCAATTAAAGCAGAATCTGCTCTTCCATCATCTGATTTCCTAGCAAAGCTTTGTGAATACGCTGGGAACACTTCCATAGCACGGCTACGGCTTGCGTCTTTACCTGATTGCACAAGGCATTTTCTTTGCCATGCTTGAGGCGTAACAAGATTAATGGGCATATCTAATGCAATAGCAACGCCCTCAACTATCCCAGCTGATCTTCCAAAGCTAAACATAGACGAAACGCCTTGTCCTGGTCTTGCTCCAACTCTTTCAATCCAAACAACGCCATGTTGTGTTTTGAGTATGTTTGCAACTAAATGTCCTGATACCAGCTTTTTGCCGTTACGCTCCACAATTGGCATATCGTGGATTTCTAAAACGCCGTTAGCAACGTCAAACATTGTAAGCGCACCATGAATGCCAATATCAATTCCCCAAACAATCATTTTACAACTACCTTTGTAAGTTCATAACCTTTTTCTAATAGTCTTTGCGCTCTCCAATGATTTATTCTTATATCTTTGCCGTATAGCAAATCGCCATAATAGGCTATTACTTTTAAAGCAGAATTATAAACCTCATCACTTTTAGCATTTATTCTAATCATGTTAATAAATTGATATGCATGAACAACATCAGGTTTCGTAAAATTACTTTCCATGTCAAGTTCATGTTTATCAAATACTGATTTACAATAAGCAATGTCCGACAAAGCCTCTACATCGTTTGAAGAGGGTCTTAATTTTATAATATTATTTTTCATTAATTTTCTTTTCATTTGTTATAATGTAATCATATAAATCAAATCTTTTATTATTTTCTTTTGCAATCATGGCTAACATAAGTAGTGATTTTAGATTCATTGCGTTACGTCTACGCCACTTATCAACAGCGCCTAAAGTTATAGCGTTCCCGTTCTGCTTTAATGCTTTGCAGCACTTAGTCATTCCACCAAATTCTTTGACAATTTTTGATGTGTTTAAGCTTAATTCCATTTTTATTACCATTATTTATGTAGATTTGTAGGTCGTTACATTAAACATTAGTACATAAACAAGAATCATGTGTCCATACCTTTTTTAATAAAATCGTAATTTTTTTCTTATCGGTATTTTTTTAGCTAGACATAGTTTCCGTATTGTTGTATTTGTCGATAGACATAAATATTAAACAAGGAAAAATTTGGTGGGATCAGTTAAGTCCACCAGCATAAAATAAAAAGGACGATGATGCTAAAATCAACAAAACGAAAGCCGAGATGCTTTAAATTACGGTATTTTAAA